CCTACTAACCGCCTCGCTTAGTGTTTTTGGGGACTCTTTTTTAGTTCCGCTCACCGTGCTTTGAAGGGTTTCAAAGATTACCTTCGCTTCTTCAACAGTTTTAGCATTTGAAATAGCCTCGACAAGTTTTGTTTTTTGTCGCCCATTCAACGAGTCGCTAGTTAGTGCTTCGTTTGTGTAAAGTAGCTTTGCGTTCTGAATTGAGGTTTCATTCAGAGCATTTTTTAATTTGAGAACAACGTCCTCAATGTGTTTGGTGTTAGACTGGAGTGACTGGAACTTCTCTTGTAGTTCTTTTTTCTCTGTTTCAAGAGTTTCAACAGTCTCTCTAAGTTTTCCGATTTCTTTTGCAATTTCATCAGAAGCTTCTTCTTGCTCGTCAGCATGGGCGTTGAGTGCCTCTGCTTCATCGTAAGCCATTTGTTTTTGGCTATCTGGCATGCCTAAATTGCCAGACTTCACGGGATGAAAATCTAATGTAAGCTTTTCAGCAAGATCTTGAATTGCTTTTTCATCTAAGCTGATTTCTTCATCTTCAAACAAAGAACCTAAATCAATTTCATCATTTTCTTGAAGAGCTTCATCATCTGAATCTTGTAGTTCTTCTTCGGAAAATTCATGACGATCTGTCATCTCATCGGCATCAGGCTCGTCTTCGCCAGCCATCTCTTGGTCAATCATTTTTTCAAGCTCTTCAAAGTCAAGCTCAATTACCTCTTCTCCTCCAGCAGGCGGTCCATCACTAACATCAGAAGCAGCCATTGGGATATCACTCACCATTGAAGACTCTTCTTCTTTCATAATATCTCCCTGATTGAGCATTGTATCAACTGCCTCACGGATTTCTTGAGAGTACTTTTCAATAATTGTTGACTCTGCGCTTTTAATTGCGGCTTCTTTAAGGGCTTTAGCATCGACGATTGCTTGATCTAACATTGATGACATTTGTATAATCTCCTAGTATTTGGTCGCAAATACACGTTTTGCGTCGTAGTAAATAGTTGTAAAAAATGTAAAAATACCAAAAAATAACAACTTAGTTCATGAAATCACTAAGTTACCTTCTTCATCCCAAAAAAGTACATTATTATCTTGTAAAAAACCCTCTATAGACATTAGATAAAAATTCATCTCGTTTGGTTGCATTTTGTTTGTATTTATTTGATGATAGCACCATTGAATAACAGTGTTAATAAGAAAAGCTTTGGGAGCAAACACGATATTACCCTCAACACAATAGCTGGGATCGTGTTCCTGCAAATATCGTATAATGTCGGCTCGGTTTTTAATTTTCATAATAAAAAGGTGAGGGCAGAGATCCGCAGACCCCTGCCCTCGATTATCAAAAAGTATTACTTCTTGAGGAGTGCTTTCAATTCTTCAATCTGGACTTGTTGTGCCTTAACAGCCTCAACGAGGACAGAAGTAAGTCTTGAGTAGTCAACCCCTTGTACTCCGTCATCAGCAATGTGAACTGCCTTTGGAAGAACGTTTTGAACGTCTTGAGCGATGAAACCAAAGTCTCTTTCACCGGAATCTTTCCAAGTGAACTCAACACCTTTCAAGGACATAACAGTATCAAGAGCGGTGCTCATTGTTTCAACATCACTCTTAAGACTTTCATCCGAGTAAGTGACGAATGCAGCAGCACGAACCTTGTTAATGTTGTTAGAACCGTTAGCAACATCAAGTGCGTACTCAGAAGTAGCATCACCACCAAGAGTTAACATTGTTCCAGATCCATCGCGGAACTGAAGAACATGGTTGTCTTTGTCGTACATCATTCTTTCGCTTGCAGCAGCACCGTAAACGATAAGGGATGCACCGGCTCCGTTAGCACCAAGGTTGAGATTGCTGTCTGCGTTAATAGTACCATCTGC